AATAGAAATAGAGATGCTTTTGTTGATCCTTCTATTCGTGGTAGTATTGTTGATATCCTCGAATTATGCGAGGAAATTACTGTGACATGTGACTTCATGGCAGATTATTTCAAGAGTAAAACGAACAACAAAAACGTTACCGTTATTCCTAATTACTTGTTGAAATGGTGGTTTGATAGGTATTACAATTTGGGGGACATGGTAAAGAAATTTGAAAAGAATAAAAAGAAACCTGTAATTTCTATATTCGCATCAGGAACTCATGTTGATGTTGTTAATCGTGTAAACCAAAAGGATGATTTCGAGGCAATTGTTCAAGCAGTAATTAAAACTAGAAAAGAATATACTTGGCAGTTCTATGGCTCTTATCCATTACCATTGAAACCATTTATAGATAGTGGTGAGATTATTCATAGTCCTTGGGTTGACCTGCCTAATTTCCCGGAAGCAATGGCAAATTCTGGAACACAACTTTGCTTTGCTGCTTTACAAAAAAATAACTTTAATTTTGCAAAAAGCAACATAAAATTAATTGAAGGTGGTGCTCTTGGTATTCCTGTAATTTGTCCGAATATGTGTACGTATTCTGATGCGATTTTAAAATATGATACGGGAGATGAGTTTATAGACCAAGTAAAATACGCACTAAAAGATCAAACGAGATATGCAGACTTGGTGAAAAAACACAGAGCAATAGCAGATAAATATTGGCTAGAATCTCCAGAAAATCTCCAAAAACATTACGAAGCATACTTTACTCCTTATGGATCGCCTGATAGAAAGTTTTTATCAGAGATTCCATATAACGCATAAGAAGTAGTTTGATTTTTTGCGGAAGGGGATTATAATTTGAGAAATGTATAGAAATTGTTATTACGACAGTAAAGAGGGATTGGTGTATCTCAGAACTTGGACACCAGATGGAGATAGAATAGATACAGAAATACCCTATAAACCTTATCTATATGTTGAAAGGGAAGATGCTAAAGACGGTCTATCAATTTTTAAAACACCATTGTTTCGTAAAAATTTTAAAAATTCTTATGAGAGAAAAGAGTATGTTAAATTTAATCCAAACGAACGGATATTTAATAACCTTCCAGTTGAACAACAATATCTAATTGATGAATATTACGATAAGATTGATGATAAGGATTTTAGTAAGTTTGCATTAAAGGTTTTCTATATAGACATAGAAACTAAGTGTAACCGTTTTAGTGACCAACATAAAGTCGAAGTAAAAAGGAATGATGGAGAAATATCTACTGTATGTGTTGGAGATTTATTAACACTAGACAAAGATTCGTATACTGTAATGGACGAGGAAACCAAGGAATGGTCGAGAATCATGAGTTCTTGTTATCAAACCCAAGAATTTCCAAATCCTTCTGATGCAAAATTTCCAGTATTGTTGATTACTGTTTATGATTCAATATCTAATGAATATCATACTTGGGGGGTTAAAGATTATACACCCACAAAATCCAATGTCTATTATCATAAGTGTGATTCAGAATTTGAATTGTTAGACGGATTTATTAAACATTGGAAAAGAGATCACCCGGATATTCTCGTCGGTTGGAATTGTATTTCTAAGAATCAATATATTTGGAATACTGATAAGATCATAAAATTTGGTGATGTAAAGAAGGGGAGCAAACTTTTTGATGCTAATGGAGATAGTAACAAAGTTGTTGATTTTAAGGATACAGGAAACAAAGATGAATATTGTATAGAGACAGAATTTGGCAATACTATATTTTGCTCAAATGAGCATATTTTTCCGATTTGTAAAAAAGGAAGGGAATTGTATAAAAACCAAAATTCTTTATATCGGACAATAGAAGACACAAAACTAAAAAATATAGATTTAAATGATGATTGTTATATAGTCCTTAATAAAAGAATAAACAACAACCAAAATTTAACGTATAAAAAATATATAATAGAAAATTTTGAAAATATAAAAAACTATGAATATTTCGATTTTATCATAAAGTCTGAAAAAATTAGAAATTATTTAAAGAATACTCCAGTTAAAGAAATAATAAAACCAGAGTATTGGCACAGCAACAAATTTTGGAGACGTAAAGGTTGGAATTATAAAAATCTACAAAAATATATTCCTGATGATATGATTTTAGAATATATTTCTGGTGAATCTGTAATAAAATTTTGCCCAACTAATGGGGGGGGATTTGATGTTGATATAGACGAGATTATAGATAATGATATTTTAAAATTTATCGGGTTTACTTTTACTGATGGATGTATAGATTTTAAAGAATTTTCGAATACATATAGTAGTGTTTATAAAGAAGTCACAGAATATTATACTGACAAATATAATAAAATATTCAATAAACAATTAAAATTATCTAAACCACAAAAGGTAAAGGATGGTTGTTATTATAAATCTTTGACGGTTAATAATAAAATTGGGATATTATTGCCTTTTATTTACGATATAAACAACAAGAAAAAAATATCAATAACCCCAATATCGATGCTATCTTATGAACAATTTAAAAGTTTTTATTCAGGTTTGGTTGATGGCGATGGATGTTTTTCTAATATCCAAAAAACGTTAGGCGTCTGTAATAGCATAGAAGAAAACTTATCAAATTTACAACAATTATTATTGTGGAATAATGTAATATCTACAAAAACTAAAACATTAAATAGGATACCTTTTATATTAGAAAATGAAAGTTTTCTACGTGGTCTTGATATTATACACCCAAATAGAAAAATTGATGGAGGGGTATGTTTTTTTGAAAAATGTAATAATTCTAGTGATAAAATTAAATACTTTATCAAGGAAGATAATATTTTAGTAAAAATAAGAAAAATATATAAAACCGAAACCCCCACAGAAATGGCAGATATTGAAACGTCCACTCATTATTTTGTGTGTAATGGTATAAAAACCCATAATTGTGATGGTTTTGACGTTCCATATATAATCAATCGTATTACTAATGTTATGGGTGAAGCAGCAGCAAAAAGACTTTCACCATTCAGAAAACTATATTCATCTAATGCAACAAATGACTTTGGACAACAATTTATAAAATGGCATATCCAAGGCGTGAGTATATTGGACTATATGTTATTATATAAAACCTTCGCAAGAGATAAACGAGAATCGTATAAATTAAATTATATTGGAGAAGTAGAATTGAACGAAGGGAAATTGGAAATAAATGCCACAAATCTTTCGACATTAGCAGACACAGATTGGAAAAATTTTGTTGAGTATAATATTCAAGATGTTGCATTGCTTGTTAAACTTGAGGAGAAATTAAAATATATTCAAATCGCAAGATTGCTTTCATACCAAGGTTGTTCGAACTTTGAAAGTGCTTTGGGTAAAGTAACATTGGTTGTTGGTGCTATTGCAATTCAAGCTAAAAAGGAAGGATTAACCATTCCGACATTCCCTCCTAATCTTAATGGTGAACTTCCTGGTGGATTCGTCAGAGAGCCTATTACAGGACTCCAGGAAGCCATTGTAAGCTTCGATGCTAATAGTCTATACCCAAACACCATTATTACATTAAACATATCACCAGAGACAAAAGTGGGAAAACTTATAAACAATCCTGATTTTAATAATCCTGATGATGTTGCGGAATTGGTATTGGTAACAGGAAAATCTTATACACTCTCTATATCAAAATTGAAAAAGTTTTTGATAAGTGAACAGATGTGTATATCAAATGCTAATGTAATATATTCACAAAAAAATAAAGGCATCATTCCAAAATTAGTTGACGATCTTTATACAAAACGAGTAGATGCAAAAGCAAAATATAAAAAAATAGATAAGAAAAAAATGAAAACCGACGAAGATGAATATGAACTTATTTATCTTGACACTTTGCAATATACTGTAAAGATTTTTCTTAATTCTTTATATGGGGCGTTTGCGAATAATTACTGTATTTTTGCGGATATTGATGCTGCAAGATCAGTCACCGCAACGGGTAGAGCAGTTGGACAAGAGGCTGCAAATATTGTAGATCGCCACGCAAAGGAAAAATACGGAGTGACAGGTAAAAGTATTGTGGTGTACGGTGATACGGACTCAGTAGCTTTTGATAGTATAATTCGACACAAGAATGGTGAGGATACAATAGAAAAACTTTGGGAGAATAATGATAATATCATTCTAAAAACATCATCTGGACATGAAATGAAACATACTAATGGTATAGAAATTTTAACATATAAAAATAATATACCAGTTTATGGTAAAATTAAACACATAATTCGGCATAAAGTAACCAAGAAACGATATAAGATTACGGTAGACGGTAAAAGTGTGGTCATAACGGAAGATCATGATATGGTAGTTGTTAGGAATGATAAACTAACAAGAATATCACCTAAAGAAATTGCAGAAAGTGATAAAATATTGTATATATCAGATAATATAACGAGCATACTTAAAACTATAATTACAGATAAATTTAAAGTAGAACAGCTTGATGTTTTCGATGATGAATATGTATACGATTTTGAAATGGATACAGAAAATCCAGTGGAACAAACATATTTTGCAAATGATATATTAGTCCATAATTCAATTTACTTGACTGTTGCACCAATACTAGATATTAAAAATTATAAACTATTAGAAGATAATGGTGATATCGCAAAAGATGCGGCTATTGTTATTGATGAGATTGACAATGTATTAAACGATGAGATTAATGTGTGGGCAAAACGAGAATTGCATACTACTGATCCAAGATTCGTATTTAAAAGAGAAGTTATTGCGGATGCAGGAGTATTTTTGATGAAAAAACGTTATATATTACACATCAATGATAAAGAAGGTAAGAAAACTGATGAATTTAAATATGTTGGAGTTGAAGTTGCGAAATCTACAATATCTAAGGAAGTTAAAGAATTTATCAAACGGATAATGAATACTTTATTATCTTTGAAAACATTAAAGTCTACAAATGAAGTGTATATAAAGGTGTATGATGATTTTAAACAATTAAGTTTGGATGATATGGCGTTTCGTATTTCAGTAAACAATTATGAAAAATATGCGAAGACTTCAACACTGACAAAATTCGAATCAGGAACACCAGTGCATGTAAAAGCAGCAATTGCATATAATTTACTCTTGAAATTATTAAAAATCGAAGATAAATACGAGAGAATAAATTCAAATCAAAAGGTTAAATGGGTATATCTCAAGAAGAATGTATATGGTTTAGATGCCATTGCTTATCCTAGTGAATACCCTAAAGAATTTACAAAACTAGTTGTAGATAAAGAAAAGATGTTTGAAAAACAGATATTACCAGCAATAGAAAGATTATATGATGGAGTGAATTGGATGATGCCTGATGTGTGCAATCAAACTACTACAAACTTATTTGATTTATTTTCTGATTAACCCTTGATTTTGGAAATACTATACATAAATTATATTTGAAATATTATGAGCGAAACTATTAAATTAACTACATTCCTTGACACAATCGGCAGAACTATTATTGGCGAAGCGGTTGCAGAACAATCAAATAACGAAGTATTGGCAATTAAGAATCCTGCGTTGATTCATATTGTCCCAAATCCTCAAACTGGACAGATACAATTGCAAATATTGCCATTGTTTTTCCGTGAGTTTTTGGCTGACAAAGATTCTGGAACTGTTTGGAAGTATAAGCGGAACAATATCACAGAAAGCGAAGATATTGTTTATGACTTTAAACTTCCTGCACAGTATGCACAGATTTTTAATCCATCACCAATCATTATCCCACAAGCAAGTAACGAACCGCCTACTATTAAGTTGTTCGATGATGTGAAGTAATAGGAAATATTAAAAATGGTAGTGGATGTTTGATGCCATCCACTACCATTAGCTTTCGCATCAACATATAAATACATTATGGCTATTAAAAAAGAAAAAAATGAATTGAAAGGATTTAGTGGAATTTTTGGATCAGTGGATAAATTAAATCCTGATGCAGAAATATTATCAGATTCCACATTATCAACACCTGATGGTTATATTTCCACTGGTTGTTATGCATTAAACGCAATTATATCAGGATCACTATATGGCGGTATTCCAAAAAGTCGTATTACAGGATTTTCAGGTCCGAGTATGTCTGGTAAAACTTTGATTATTAATAAAGTAATTGCTAATGCACAAAAAGAAGGTTATATTGGAGTTATTTGGGACTCTGAAGTTGCAGTTGATAAAGACAACATAAAGTCTGTAGGCGGAAATCCAAA